AATATGATTTAACTGACTGGAGAGTTTTAGGGTATGATGCAAATTCCCTGATATCTGACCCAAAAGTAATATCATCTGGTAAGCTTAAATTAGATTCTCCTGTTCGCAGATCCAAAAACTTAGGTGATGCAATTACAGATATTAATGGTGACGGTACATTTGATCGTTGGGGTTTTGCAGGAGAAGATGATAAAATCCCAATAGGTGCATATTTTGGGGCTGGTCTTAGTTTCAAAACATTAAAATTTGGTTCTAAAGGAATTAGTATACCACAAGGGATCAGCATTGATAATAAATCTAAGGGTATAAATATAAATAAAGATTAAGGTGGGTAAAGTATGGAACAAATAATAATAAAATCTCCTTCTGTAGACATAATGAAAGCTACCTCAGACGACATCAGGAGATATCTCTACGATGCTTTAAAAGCTAATTATATCTTTGAGAATGGTTGGCTTTATGGTGTAGACTATGAAGAGAAGGAAGGTAAGACTTTAGTATACTTCACAGTCGAATACTACGATCAGGGATATTATGATATAACATATGGTCTTGAGTATAAGCTTGATAAAGTCATGGTGACTTTTATAGGTGAGATGTTCGAGGTTAAACGTGAGACAGTATACACACCTGTTAAGCCTGAGAATAAAGTAGTTGCTATCTCTGATGATGGTACTAATCCATTTGAAGAAGATGGTAATATCTTTCTTAGTTTAGTCAAGAGTCTTAAAAGTGTCTTTATTACTAAGGAAGATGCTAAAAAAGAATTACCTGTTATCAAACAATTCAATGATGATGAAATGATAGCAATAGAACCGATGTATACCTTGCCTAATGTAGAGGATGGTCATGGTGAGAGTATGGATTCTGAGACTATCTATAAGATGGTAGAAAGTTGTAATAAAGCTATTGCAGACGGTAGACTATCAGGCGGTTTGTTTCATTCAGAGAACGTACAGGAAATTGAAATCCTGAAATCCTGGGTTAATGAGTGTGATTGCATCATAGGTGAAACTGAAGTTCCTGAAGGATTACCTATTGTTAAAGTACAATTCCATGATGAAGAATTATGGGATATGAGAAAAAATGGTATATTAAAAGGGCTTTCGATTGGTGCTAAAGGGGAGAAAGTAGAGGTGAATGATGACTAACAATATTGAGAAAAAAACTCTTCTGAAGAATGTTAATTTTGATTTCGAGGCTTCTGAAGATAAACCATTAGGAGCGCACATTCACTATACACTTGGTGCTGCAAGCCTTATGGATGAACCATTACTCTTGAAATCAAAAGATAAGCTTACAGATGACGAGGCAGAAATATTGGAAAAGGTTAACAAAAAACTAACTAATGTAGAGGAAGAAACTATGGAAGAAGATGTTAAAAAAGGTTATGAAGACAAAATTTCTGACCTTGAAAAAAAGCTTGAGAAACTCGATACAATCGAGAAAGAACTCAAGAAAACTAACGTAGAAAAATCTATTACAGATTTCCCATTCGAGGAAGACTTAAATAAAGAAATCCTTGATGTTATGGTAGATTTTGATGAGAAGATTATTGAAACAATTACTAAAGCTTTTACATTTCTTAAGGCTTTTGAAGTAGAAAAAGAAGAGAATGAACTTCAGAAACAACTTGCTGGTGAAGCTGGTGCTGCTGGTGAAGGTAAAGTTGTAGAGAAGTCTTTGAGTGATCAGATTAAAGATGCAAGAAATAAAGGAGATAAATAATGCCTGACGTAACTAATGGTTCAACAAGAACACGATTAAGTGACCTTGTAAAAGGATACAATCAATTCGAGGATGAAAGTGGTGTTAATTACTGCTTTGCAACTGTAGGTGTAGAAGGATCAGGGGATGTGGATAATATTGGTATTCCTCTTATGTATAGTGAATCTGATGGTGCATTTATTGAGTTTGCTGTAAATGCTGATTGGGAAGCAACAACAGCGTATACTGCTGGTGATGTAGTTAAACCTACTGCTCAGAATGGGTATGAATATGTTGCTACTAATTCTGATACATCACATAGCACTGAACCAACTTGGCCTACTATTCCTGGTGCTACTGTAACAGAGACAGGTGATCAAGCATGGATTTGTAGAGCAGCTTATTCTGGTAATGGTATGGATTCTCCTCTACCTAATTCAGCACATCTTTGTGTGACTGTAGGTGCTGCTGAAGGTCGTGGTTTTAATCAGACTGATACTACTCTGAGTGCTACTGCTGCTGATATGACAGTTCTTTATCGTGGCCCTGCTACTGTAGTTGAAGATGGTTTTGTTTGGGGATCTATTGCAACTGTTGATCAGGATGAGTTCTATAAAGCATTCGAGAAACAAGGTATTTCTGTAATGGAATCTGGAACAACTGTTGCTCCTACATTTGTATCATAATATATACATATAAGATAAGATAAAAGGAAAATATAATGACTATTAAAGTTAGTGGCGTTAATGACGCAGATGTAATGAAGGAATTGTCTATTGTACAAGGCAACCCTTTTGAATACCAAGATGTATCAGAAGGAACTCAGAAGGGGCCAGTTGTCCCTAAACTGTTGACAGCACTACTTGGTGGTACTGAAGAAACGAATATGACTAATGTGTTTCAGTACGATGAAGAGACTGATACTGCTCAAATTCCTTCAGGTAAGAGATATGATGAAAGAGGAAAAGACCTGAAGAAAGATGATGCAAAACAGAAATACTTCGGTATTCCTTCTTTTGGTCTTAGGGTTAATATTGCCCCTAAAGATTATGCTAATAGACGTAAACCTAATAGTACTGATCTTATGACTGAAGCTGATTGGCTTGCTAAAATGACTACCAAAGCTGATAAGGCTTGGATGTTGCATGATGAGCTTGGTTATCGTGATTTGCTTGTAAGTGATGTGAATCGGATTGATGGTGGGCCTTTTACACAGTATAACTTCTATACTGATATTATCGGATCTGGTAGAGGTGCAAAAACTTCTATGGAACTTGATAATACAAGTGCTGATCATATTGCATTGCTTAGAGGACAGAAGAAAGCACTACAGACAACTCTTGCACAGTACGGGGATAGTGCTACTGCTATTGTTGTTATTTGTGGTGATACCTTCTTTGAACAAAGACTTGATATCGAAAGAAATGAAAGTCTTGGTAGACCCCTAAAATCCTCTATTGACCTTGCAAGTATGGAAGTTGATACTTCTGATTGGGGTAGCTCTACTTTTAGATATGATTGGTTCAAGGGTGATCAGGATGGTCTAATCTATATTAATTATGGTGCAGAAATTATCTCGGGTACTAAGCTAATTGCTGATGTAGATGGCTGGATGTTGCCTGTTGGTGTACCTAATTTCATGGGTAAAGGACTTGCTCCTGCACAGACAAGAACTTATGTTAATACAGAAGCTCTCGCCAGATATTCTTGGACTAATACTAATGAATTCCAAGGTATCTCTATGTTCATGGAAGAAAATAAACTTTTCTTTAACAAAAAGCCAGATTTGATCAAAAATTTAATAAACACGTAATTATTACCCTCTCTTTCACGGGAGATAGACGTATCTCCCGTTTTATATATTTAGGATAATATTAGGATAATTATGACTTTAATAAACAGGTCTACCCTTCTTACAGATACTAAATTATACTTAGGTAATGCTAATACTTTATCTGATGTATTCTTATCTAATATTAATGAGAATGTAATCTTAAAAGTAGGAGATGATAATACTAAGTATTCAGAAGTTCTATGCAAATCACTCAATGTTGCTGGTGTACAGAACAGAGCATTTGCTGCTGCTGATGGTGCGGGAGGAGTAAAAAGAACTAAAGTTGGACCAATAGAAGAAGAATTTTACCAAGGATCTGCTGTAGATGGATGGGATCAATACATAAGTGATTTAACTTTAATATGTCCAATGCTTCCTGGTGGGGGATATGAACTATACAAAGGTGTTGGAATAACAGTATCTCCTGGTGATGAAATTGATGTTAATGATACTCCCAGTAGTGGCAGTAGTAATTTAGGATTACCACTTTAATATAAAGGCAATGAAATGATACAATTACTTGAAAATCAAACAATTGACACAAGTGGATCGCAGCTATCCCAAGACACACAAAATACGCTTTTAATGGGCGAGTATAGGACTGTAACGGCTTGGGGAACATGGGATGGTGCTACTGTAACCCTTGAATTTAGTCCAGATGAAGGAACTACATGGATCGCTTGTGGAGATGACACGACATTCACTGCTGATGGTGGTGGTAATCTTTATGTAGCACCTCAAGGTATACTGCTTAGGGGTAGTGTTACAAGTGCTGGTGCAAGTACAGATGTTAATTTAAGTATGACTTAGGATATGATATGTCATTGACATTACCACTTACTACTAAAATAACACATGGTTTAACTTCTAAATTAACTACTGCTAATATAGACTCACTTGATCTTACATTATATTATTGGTATCCTAATTCCTCATGGAAAGATCTTGTATCAGGACAAATAATTGATGTTGATCTTCTTGCTGGTAGATATAATGATGTTTCTGGTGATTTAATTAGATTAAATAAAGCTAATTCTGATCCTGATGGTACGCTGAACATTGGGCCAGGGTCATACGAGAATTTGATAAAGAAGTCTGAGGATATTAGTGATGGTGTTTGGGTAAAAGTAGGTTCGCCTATTTTAACATCCACTACTTTTACTGCTACGGCTTCTGGTGATGCCAAAAAACAGCTTGTTACTACAACAAATGACACCACATTATATACATTTTCTTTCGTGGCATCTATTCCAGAAGGTGCAAGGTCTACAGATATATTTTTCAGGCACATCAGTAGTAAAGATGGAAATAAAACCGAAATAGTAGGGTTAAGCAGTACGCCAAAAACCTTTAAAGTTACAGTATTAGGTAAGACAGGTGGAGGTAGTGTTCATTTTGGTATCTATGACGGTAACACTTCGGGTTTCGTGACCGTAACAATAACAAACTTCCAAGTAACAGAATCATCTTACCGTCTTCCATATGCACCAAATGATAGTGCTTCAGCTACAAAACTTGTGCCAGCAAATAATTCTGGAGCAGACTTTGGGTATAGCTTCCCTATTGGTGATGCTCTGCCTGATATTGATAGTGATAATTGGCAGGAGGTTGATGGGGTTGAGCTTTATAAAGAATCAAATGCTATTGCTGATTCTGGTGGTACTGAAGCTGATGCTACTACTGGTTTCTTTTCAACAACTCTTAGTGGTACGGGTAATAATGTATTTGAGTCACAGTCATCTATAGTACAAAACGGCTCTTACGCTTTTTATGCCGACAATAACGACACACCTACAGGTGGTTCAAGATTCTACGAGAATTTACAAGATGCTGCAAGCCTTGTAAATGGGGTACATTATGAAGTAACTTTCTGGATTAGACATACAGGTACTGCTACAGGTGATGGTGATTGGATAGTAGCTTTAGGTGCGACTAATGCAGTAAATTCTCCACGTTGG